GGAGCCGTAGCCGGAGCCGTAGCCGGAGCCGGAGCCGTCGCCGGAGCCGGAGCCGTAGCCGGAGCCGTCGCCGTAGCCGGAGCCGGAGCCGTCAGGTTTATGCCAATGACGCATATTAGACCTCATGCACGTTGTATGAGCGCAGGCATTCCGCCGCCTTCTCACTGCAAGGAAGGATTTCTACGCACTCTGTCAAAATGATTTCCGGGATCGCTGCTGGCATTTTGGTATTGCCGCCGACGCCATCCTGGGAAACCTGGGACAGAGTAAATGCCTTTTCCCAATACCAAATGCGGCGCGTATCCCGAAGTCGCACTTCCGCGCCATTGCGCGCATCAAGAATCCCAAAATGAACGCCAGCGCTGTAGGTGCGAATAATTACCGGCTTTCCGATCAGATGATCATCGATGGCCGCATTCTTGGCCTCGCCATTTCCAGAAAACAAAGCAGCGATCTTCTTCAAGTCGCCATAGGTCAAATCGTCAATGTTCATGCCGTATTCCTTGAAGGTTGGTTTGTGTGAGATATCAAACCTCACAAGTCCAGCGCCTTGGTGCGCACGAATCAGGCACCCGCATGCAATAACCCGCACTGACAAGGCGCTGGCCTGTGAAGTCTAGTTCACCAGATCGGCTTGGCTACTCCGCCCCGCAGGGAGCGCCCTCATGCGCTATGCGTCGGACTCAAGCCGGCCTGGTTACTTAGTTCCCCTGGTCGTCCAGGGTACGAGTTGTTAAAGAGCGTTCGCGTTTGCGATGAGTGAAGATTAGCCCCTGCGTTCGGACGCGTCAACAATAAATGTTCGGCTAGACGTAATTTTGTTGCTGCGCTATTATTGGGCTCCCGAACGGAGGTAACCATGACGACGCAAGAAGCAATTGATTGGGCTGGTGGCCTGCGCAAGCTGGCTAAAAAACTTGGCATGCGCGCTGCATCATCCATTTGTGGGTGGGGCATCTACCCACCAATGGGTAGGCAGTACCAACTCCAAGTGATTACGAAGGGTAAGCTAAAGGCGGAAAAGCCGGCCGAAGAGTAATCTGCAATCATGGCGTGGCCCTCGAAAGGGGGCCTTATTTTTTGAGGGAGGCAGGGATGAGCATTAAGGTGATGACGGCCATTTTTGACCGATACCCAAATGGCGGCGGCGAAATGGTGCTGGCGCTGGCCCTGGCTGATCATTCTGACGATGAAGGCCAGAATATCTATCCGTCGATCAAAAGGCTGGCGATAAGGACCCGTCAATCCGAGCGCACTGTGCAATACCAACTCCGCAAGATGGAGGAGGCTGGCTGGCTGATGCTGGTGGCGCATGGCACTGGAGGGCGCGATGCAAATGGTCGTGGCTATCCGCGCGAATATCGCATTAACCCGGCCTGGTTAAAGGGTGCAGAAATTGCACCCATTGATCAAGAGAAGGGTGCAAAAGTTGCACCCCAAAGGGTGCAATCCACGACGCCTAGGGTGCAATCTGACGCAGTAAAGGGTGCAATAGCTGTTGCACCCAAACCGTCATTAACCATCATAGAACCATCAGAAGAAAAGAGTAGTGCGCAACAGGCGCGCACTACCGCCAACAATGGAACTCGGCTCACGTTGGATAGCATCCCGGAAGAGTGGGCAGCATGGGCTACTGAGGCTGGCATGCTGCCTGGAAGGCTCCAGACAACCTGGGAGACTTTCAGGGACTACTGGCAATCCGCTGCTGGCGCCAAGGGCCGAAAAGCCGACTGGTTCGCCACATGGCGCAATTGGGTGCGCAGGGAACAGAGCAGTCGCCCTGGCAACCAGCAACGTCCTAACAGCCCATACGGCCATCGTGCTGACCTGAGCGGCATGGACTACACAGCGGGAGTGGGGGCAAATGGGCAGTTCTGATCTCTGTCAAACACCCGTTGAGTACCTAAAGCGCATGGTGGCAGGTGAGCAGCCGGCAACCGAGAATGTCATCGTCAATTGCGCAACCCATGGTGAACAGACGTTCCTCCGCGTGGCGCAGGACCAGTTGCCGATCTGCCCTGTATGCCAGGAGCAGCGCAGCCAGCGACGAGAGCGACGCGCAGGACAAGTTGACAAGCGCAAGGGCTATGCGGCAGCGGCCATCACCAGGCTGGAGATCGCTGGCATTCCTCGCAAGTACCGGAATGCCCGCTGGCGTCGCCTGAGCGCCAGGCAGCGGCAGCGAGTCCGGGAGTACCTGGATAACTGTCAGGGCGGCGCCATGATCCTGGCTGGTCCTGTCGGCACCGGGAAAACCTGGATCGCCTGCGCTATCGCCAGGGAGGCGGCCGTTCGCAACCAGTTCGCCATGTTCACGACGGTTCGAGAGCTGATCGCCACGATCCGCAGCACCTGGGGGCGGCGAGGAGGCCCGTCTGAACTGGAGGTATTCCAGCGGTACGCAGGCTGCGATCTGCTGGTGCTGGATGACGTTGGGGCATCCCTGGGCACGGAGGCTGAGATTGCGTCTGTAGCGGATGTGCTATGCCGGCGCTACAACGATGAGCTACCCACCATCATCACCACGAACCTAGACCGAGACGGCCTAAAGCAGGCCCTTGGTGAGCGCATATTCGACCGACTGCGCGATGGTGGCAAGTGGGTGCCATTGGAGGGTGAAAGCCGCCGTGGTGGCTCTGATGCGTGACCGAATCCATGCCATCGGTAAGTGGGCGCTGGCCATGCGCCTCGATGTGGCTATGTTCGTGTGGTCGCTGGCGCTGATTGTGTATCTCCTGAAATAGCCCTCCTTTTTGCGAAAGAGTCATAGACTAACCGAACAGGCTGCGCTATATTCTGTTCGTCGAGCAAAACACAGATGGAGTTGAGAACATGAAAATCGAAATTAAGTCATACTGGTCTGGTGAAGTCTTGTACGCCTATGGATGCGAGCAGAATACATCGCTGAAAAGCCTGCAAGCGGCAATGAAATGCCCGGAGAACTTGTACGGCGCGGACTTGCGCGGCGCGGACTTGTGCGGCGCGGACTTGCGCGGCGCGGACTTGTGCGGCGCGAACTTGCGCGATGGATCATAAGTTGGTGGCCCATGATGGAGGGTTGGGCAATGAAAATCAAAATTAAGTCACGCTGGTCTGGTGAAGTCTTGTACGTCTATGGATGCGAGCAGAATACATTGCTGAAAAGCCTGCAAGCGGCAATGAAATGCTCGGCGAAATTGTACGGCGCGAACTTGCGCGGCGCGGACTTGCGCGGCGCGAACTTGCGCGGCGCGGACTTGTACGGCGCGGACTTGCGCGGCGCGAACTTGTACGGCGCGAACTTGCGCGGCGCGAACTTGCGCGGCGCGGACTTGCGCGGCGCGGACTTGTACGGCGCGGACTTGCGCGGCGCGGACTTGCGCGGCGCGGACTTGTACGGCGCGGACTTGTACGGCGCGAACTTGTACGGCGCGGACTTGCGCGGCGCGGACTTGCGCGGCGCGGACTTGCGCGGCGCGAACTTGCGCGGCGCGGACTTGTACGGCGCGGACTTGTACGGCGCGAACTTGCGCGGCGCGGACTTGTACGGCGCGAACTTGCGCGGCGCGGACTTGCGCGGCGCGAACTTGGGCGAAGAATACGGGAAACTTGTCGGCGATCGGCCAGTTTTCGCAATTGGGCCTATAGGCTCGTGCTCAGACCAACTGATGGTGTTTTTGACGGACAAAGGCGAATGGTTCAGGGCTGGTTACTTTTTCGGAACTCGCGAGAAGTTTATCGAAAATCTCACGCGAGAACATGGAGACAACATCCACGCCCAAGAATATTTGGCAGCCATTGCCTTGGCTGACAAACATGTCGAGCTTTGGAGCAAGAAATGAAATTCGATCTTGAGGCAGCAAAGCGCGGCGAGCCGATCCGGCTTGTAAGCGATAACAATGGATTTATCGATGTCACGTTTGTCGCGCATGCGCCGGAAGCACGCGAACACACAAGGATCGTTGTCGTCAGTGAATCTGGTGTCATCATCCTATGTGGCGAAGATGGCGTCAGCGGGAATCATTCGCTGGAAATGGCGCCGAAGAAGATCAAGCGCTGGTTCAATGTTTATCGCCATGAAGAATATGGCTTTGATCTCGGATGCCGTTTTTTCGCTAATGCTGAGGAGGCATCAACCTTCGGAAGTGAAAAAACTGGATACATCAAAACCATCAGCATCGAGATCGAACTGTGATCTGCGCTGACGCTGCAATTGCCGTGGCAACAGCTGAGAAGTATGCAGAAGCGCGGCAGCGGCCCTATCAGATCGTGGCCATCGGCGGCGAGCTTCATGTGCTGCCTGATGGGCCGCTGGGTAATGGCGCGATGTTCATTGAACGGATAACGGTGGCGACTGACCATGGCATTTGATCTGGAAGCATTTAAGAAGGGGGCGGGGGCGGAGGCAGGGAGACGGCCAAATGAGCTTCGACCATAAAACAGCGGCCGATCTTGCCAGCGGGCGGCCAGTGCCCCGCGACAAGATCGCGGCCTTTGTCCAGCACGCCCGCTGGACCTATGACGACCGGGAATTGATTAATGCGGAATTGGCGCGGGGCACTGCGCTTAATGATGCTGTGGTGTCGGTTATGGAGGCCGTCACTTGCGGCCTGGATTACTCACTAGCTGGCGCAAGCATTAGCAACTAACAGGACACGGACCAATGAACAAGTACACCTATTATTTTGACGATGGCGATTACGCGCTGCACCAATTCCACGATACCCAAGACGAGGCCTATCAGGCGGCCATGGCCGATATGAAGGACCTAGGACACACTCATTTTTGGTTGTGCGAGCTGGTGCCCTATCGGTTCACTTGCCCGACGCGTAATGCTCACGAAGTTATATACATGCTGGCCGATCAGGCGGGCGACGATGATATTTACCGCCTTGACGGCGATGCAGTCGGCAAGATATTCATGACTCGCTCGTCGTCATCCATCACCGAGCTGGCGGACCTATTGGCCGCATGGGCCAATAAGCACACGGACCAATACTACATGTTGGGCGATCAGGCGCTATATATCAATGGGCGTTGGATGCCTGCCGGTAATGCCTTGGAGACGTTCAATTTTCAGCATAGGGCGTATATTGACGGCGCGGCGCTGGCAATTAAGCGGGGGATCGCCGATAGGGCGGCGGAAATGAAAACGGTGATTCTAGGTGACACGGATTTGCTGCCCCGGCAGTATCGGCCCGGTGCATGAAGGATAGAAAGGAGGATAGTTGTGATTTTCTTATGGGGCGGCCTTGTCTTGGCAGCATTCGCTGTCGCCATATATGACATCTGGCGCGATGACATGGAAGAACGAAGGCAGCGAGAACAGGACGCGGAATTTATGGAAGAGGCAGATATGGTGAAGCTGGAACTGTACCGTAATGAGCGAGACCCGTACTTTAGCCATCTGATGGGCTGCAATGCCTGCCACGCGCCAACGGAGCGCTACTGCCAGACTGGTGCGGAATTGCGTCGATCCTATCGAGTGGCCTACCACGCGCACAAGATTGCATCCATGCCCACCAGGCAGGAGCAGATCGCGTATTACAAGGCCATCGATGACGAAATCAAGGACGCCGTAGGCGCAATGGTGGCATCCCGGAAAGAAGGGGTGGCAGCGTGAAGGCGATTAAGGTCTATATCCGAGACGAGGGCCTGCGTAACGTGGCACTGGCCAGATTGAGGGATATGCAGTTGCCCGAGCAAGGCATAGTCATGACACTTACGCTCGCGAAGTCGAAGCGCAGTCTGGAGCAGAACGCGCTTTTGTGGAGCATGCTGACTGACATCAGCCGGCAGATCGAGTGGTACGGCCGCTATCTCTCGGCCGAGGAGTGGAAGCATGTATTTACCGCATCGCTCAGCAAGCAAAACGTGGTCCCTGGCATCGACGGCGGCTTCGTGGTGCTGGGCAAGTCCACCAGCAGCATGAGCATTCGCGAAATGGGCGACCTGATCGACCTGATGACGGCATTCGGGATCGAGAAGGGCGTCAGATTCAGCGCACCGGAGGATGGCCATGTCTGGCGTGAGGGCTAAGTACCGCAACCGCAAGACCGAGGTGGATGGCATCACCTTCGACTCTCTGCGCGAGGCCAGGCGATATGCCGAACTATGCCTGATGGAGCGAGCCGGCCAGATTAGCGACCTGCAACGCCAGGTGGTGTTTGAACTGGCGCCATCGGTGCGGATACATGGACGAAAACGGCCGTCGCTGCGTTATGTGGCCGATTTTGTGTATATGGAGCGGGGTGAGCAGGTGGTTGAGGATGTTAAGGGCGTCATCACTGAGGGCTACCGTATTAAGCGCCATTTGCTCATGGCAATTCATGGCATCGAGATTAGGGAGGTATGACAATGACGTATCGGCCGGTGGAATTTGAGGTGGCCAATAGTGGCGGCATTGAGTGCGATATTTCCATTGACCCCGAAACGCTGGCGGGTGGAACCATGTTCTTTGTGATCGAGCAGGACGGCGAGAGCGTGAAAGTCTCGCTTGAATGCCTAGAGAACCTGCTGGACTGCGCAAATGAGCTTCTGCAAGGCGCTCGCGAGAAAAGAGAGGGCGCTAATGGCCACTAAGGCAGAGAAGGCGCACATGGATCGGGTGGCCAGGCTCGGCTGCATCCTCTGCCGGCATCTGGGCTACGGTGAGACGCCGGCCGAGCTTCATCACGTCCGAGAGGGCCAGGGCATGGGGCAGCGAGCCAGCAACTTTCTGGTGGTGTCGCTTTGCCCAGAGCACCACCGAGGACAGAACGGCCTTCACGGTCTCGGTACGCGAGGCTTTGAAGCCCGATACAAGCTGAATGAACTTGACCTATTGGCAATGACAATCGAGGGGCTGAACGAATGATTACCGGGAGCCAGAGGGCTGACCTGATCTGCGCCATGATCATCGGCGCGCTAGTGGTGCAACAGGGCTGGTGGATGGTGCCGATCTTTGGCGCCGTGGTATGGCTGGCGGCTGATAAGTGATCGGCTAGGCGAGGTTAGGGGTTGCAAAGCGCGATCACATGGGCGAACATGCGGGCATGCGTATGAATGAGGATAAGGACATGGCCAACAAGATGATTAGTGCTCTGGCAACTGCGTTATTGACGGGGTTAATGGCGCTTCTGCTGGCCGGTTGCGCATATAGCATCTTAATGATCGTGTGCGGCGGAAGTTTGGCGGAAATCTGGGAGCCTGCCATGGGCTGCGCCATCGGAACTGGCCTGGCTAATGGCCTGTTTGCGGCTTTTGATGGCCATGATTGAAGCGAGAAAAAAGGCAATCAATGACGTTATGGACGCCATTGAAAAGGCGAATGTCGGGAACTGTTCGGTATTGGTTGTGTTTGACGATGGATCGACATTCACTGGCACGGTCTGCCCAGTCACGAAAGGTGGCATGTGCGCCAGTTGCGAAAGGTTGCATGAGGATTGCAGCATGCAACCTTTCGAGGCGATGCCGGTGATCAAGGTTGAGCCGGATGGGACTAGGATTGTGCGCTGTACGCAGCATGTAAGGCGAGGCAGGGACTGATATGGGAATCGAGCCATTGCCCTGCCCTTTCTGTGGCAGGAAGGCGAAAAAGAAGCTCCGCAGAGGGGGCGATCACAACGGCTATGCCGACACTGTGTTCTATGAATGTGACGTATGCTTCGTGCGGCGTGGCGCGACCGGAGATTCAAGCAAGCCGGGATATGCCGACAACTCCACGATAGAGCATCGTGCGCTAGAGAAGTGGAACCAGCGGGCTTGATCGGATGGCGGCTCTGTGTAACGGGGCAGAAGGGCTGGGGGTTCCCGGCCGGCACCATCGCCGCATTATCGTAAGCGGCACCAAAAACGCGGGCGTAGTTCAATGGTAGAACCTCAGCCTTCCAAGCTGATGACGCGGGTTCGATTCCCGCTTCCCGCTCCAATTTAACCAGGAGGATGAAGTGAACGATAACGTAATCGCCCTTGCTCCGGCCGCTAAGATGGCCGACCCGATGGTTATCGAGAAGCTGGAACAGGCGCTTGCAATGGCCAGGACTGGCGATCTGGTAACCGTGGCCATCGCTGGCCAGACATCAGACGGCGGCGTCTTGACGGGCTATGCTACCGAGGGTGGCTCGGTATTTGTGATGCTCGGGGCGCTGACTAGCCTGGTCCAGCGGTTCGGTAGCGAGGCCATCGAGTAGGATGCTACACTCTAGGGAAAACAAGGGGGCAGGCAATGAACGAACCGGGCTGGCTGAAAGCCGCAAGGGGCCACATCGGCGTTACAGAGATCAAGGGGCCAAAGCATAATCCGACCATTGTATCCTGGCTGCGCAAGCTCCGGGCATGGTGGAAGGATGATGAGACTCCCTGGTGCGGCGTATTCGTTGCCGCCTGCATGGACCGAGCCGGCTACAGCCTGCCTAAGAACTGGATGCGGGCTAAGGACTGGCTGAATTGGGGTGATCCTCTCGGTGGCCCGGTTTACGGCTGTGTGGTCGTTTTTGGTCGCCAGGGCGGTGGCCATGTAGGGTTTGCAGTAGGCGAGGACGAAAATGGCCGGTTACTGGTCCTAGGCGGTAACCAGGGCGATGCGGTCAAGATCAGCCCTTTTGACTACTCTCGCGTTATTGGGTACAGGGTGCCGAAAGGGTACGCAATTCCTGTCCAGAACTACAAGCTGCCTACCATCAAGAGCGATCAGGAGACCTCGAAAAATGAAGCGTAAGAAGCTGCGCCTTGAAGAACCGTCCACCTGGGCGGGCATCGGCCTGGCATTGCAGGCGATCACTCCGGCCTTCCCGCATCTGGCCATTCCCATTAACGCCCTGACCGGCCTCTGTGCGGCCCTGGCGTATATCCTCCGAGAAGGCAAGGAGGACAAGCCCCATGAGTGAGCACGTCTCTATCCCAATGTGGGTGCTGAGCACAACGCTTGCCGTGGGGTCAGCAGGAATCGGATACGTTAAGGGGCAGGTATCCAGCGAGGCCGAGATCATCACCCGTATCGCCGTACTGGAGAAGGAAAACACCGTCATGCGTAGCGACTGGAAGGAGACGGTAAGCGCGGTAAATTCCCTTACAGTCAATGTGGCAAAGCTCACAGTGGAAATGAAGAACTTCAACGAGAACATCAAGGCGAGTGACTGATCATGGCAAACCCGAAAGTTGAGAAGCTGAAAGAGAAGTACAAGGAAGGCTCCAAGGTCAACGGCGACAAGCTGCGGAAGAAGATCAAGAAGGAAAAGAAGTAAGCCATGCTGGATGATATCGCTCGCTGTGCTGGAGTTGGCAGCGACTCAGAAGGATGGCGCGAGGGTTGCGAGGACTGCATGCGCAGGACGGCGCCTACTACTGGCGAATGGTCAGTATGTATGGCGCCGCCTGCAATCATCGTCTTTGAATGCGAATACAGAATTGAGGGCGGAAAATGAGCTTGGAGCTATTCTATCTCGGCTGCATCGTTGTATTAGTGATCGCATGTATCAATGCGCTCTTCTGGTATTCACAGAGCAATGTGGCGTCCATGCTGATCTCAATAGGGAATGGCGTGAGCCAGTATTGTCTATGCCACGTCTGGCTGAACGTGGGCATTGCTATGGCGACTGGCGCTGTCGGGGCAGTGGCATGGACGTTGGCGTAAACGGGGCTATCGAATGACAGAGGCGAAGAAGCCAGCTAAAGGGAAGCATAAGCCTGGAGAGCGCAGAAGCCCGGAAGAGCGGGAAGAGCTAGCTAAAGAGATCGTCAGGCTGATGAATGACGATGAGCTCGACTGTTATGCGGCGTGCAAGCAGGTTGGAGTCAAGCACAGCACGTTCCTGTTGTGGGCAGATAAAGACCCGAAACTCGCTGACATCTATGCGCGCGCTAGAGATGATCTGATCTCCCGAATGGCTTACGACATCGTAAGAATCTCAGACACGCCGGTTGGCAGCACGGACAGCGGCATGACTGATTCTGGTGCCGTCCAGAAGCAAAAACTCCAGGTGGACACCCGCAAATGGCTGCTGGCCCGACTCGCTCCACGCAAGTACGGCGACCGCCTGGCCCTGGCAGGCGACGAGACCGCACCAATCAAGGTTGAGCAGACGATTGATGTATCGAAGCTGCCCACGGATGTCCTAGCGCAGATCATGGCCGCCAAAGACAATGCAGATAACGGCGGCTGACCTGATCGCCATCGAGCGTGAGCTTTGCAAGCGCAGCCTGGCAGAGTTCGCCAAGCGCGCTTGGAAGGTGCTGGAGCCGGCCGCTGAGCTCAAGTGGGGCTGGGCGCTCGATGCCATCTGTCTGCACCTTGAGGCTGTGACCAGGGGCGAGATCACCCGGCTTCTGGTTAACGTGCCACCAGGGAGCATGAAAAGCCTGCTGACCAGCGTTATCTGGCCTGCTTGGGAATGGGGGCCGCGTGGCTTGCCGGAGATGCGCTTTATCGGCACTGCGCACGAGGAACAACTGGCCATCCGTGATAGTCGCCGCTGTCGCGATTTGATCAAGTCCGAGTGGTATCAGTCGCTGTGGCCAATCGAGTTGGCATCTGACCTGGACGGCAAGCGCGAGTTCGGCAATACCCAAAAAGGGGTACGTCAGGCGCGTGCCTTTACCTCCATGACAGGGGTGCGCGGCGACAGAGTAATCCTCGATGACCCGGTGAGCGCCGACAACGCCAACAGCGCGGCCAAGCTGGACGCGGTCCGCATTGCCTTTACCGAGACCCTGCCAACCCGCGTCAACTCCGAGAAGTCGGCCATTGTCGTCATCATGCAGCGGCTCAATGAGAAGGACGTTTCCGGCGTCATCCTCGAAATGGGCCTGCCGTATGTGCATCTGTGCATCCCCATGCGCTTTGAGCCTGATCGTCGCTGTACGACGGCTATTGGCTGGACTGACCCGCGAACGCATGAAGGTGAACTCATGTTCCCGGAGCGATTCGGCGAGGAACAGGTGCGCGAGCTTGAGAAAACCCTTGGCTCCTACGGTACGGCCGGCCAGCTCCAGCAGCGGCCATCCCCGCGTGGCGGTGCCATTCTGAAAACGTCGTGGTTCCGCTACTGGCGGGCGCTTCCGCCGCTCGATTTCCGATTTATCGGGGTGGATACGGCCCAAAAGACCGAAACGCGCCATGATTTCTCGGTGCTACAGTGCTGGGCTAGATCGATGACTGGAGAGGCTGTCCTAATTGACCAGGTGAGGGGCAAGTGGGAATCTCCTGAATTGCTTGTTCAGGCTCGTGCCTTCTGGATGAAGCATCTTCACTCTAGCCTCGGCGCCACGCTGCGGGGCATGTATGTCGAGGATAAGGTATCCGGTACCGGCCTGATCCAGACCCTGCGGCGTGAGGGCGTCCCGGTTTTGCCTATTCCTCGGTCAAAGGATAAGATCAGCCGGGGAGATGATGCCGCGCCCTTCATCGAGTCTGGCAACGTGCTGCTGCCACAGGATGCGCCCTGGCTGTCCGAGTTCCTGGATGAAGCGGCCACATTCCCGGCAGGCGCGCACGACGACCAGCTAGATCCGATGTTCGACGCCGTTGATCTGGTCCAGCGGCTGCCCGCGGCCAAGAAGGCCGACTTTGCCCCAATACCTACAGTGAGTAAGTGGTAGCCACCATGGCACGAATCAGCAACGAGCAGCGCCTAGTCAATGTCCATGCTGACGCATTGGTCCAGTTCGACCGCATCTTTAGCGCGACATGGGACATCCGGCAGCAGTGCCTGCAAGATCGCCGGTTCTATTCCATCGCCGGGGCGCAGTGGGAAGGCAATTTGGCCGAGCAGTTCGCCAATAAGCCAAAGTTCGAGATCAACAAGGTGCTACTGGCCGTCACTCGGGTGATTAACGAATACCGCAACAACCGGATTACGGTCGATTTCGTCAGCAAGGATGGCTCGGCCGATGAGCGCCTAGCTGACACGCTGGACAGCCTATACCGGGCCGATGAGCAGGACTCCGGGGCCGAAGAGGCTTATGACTGCTCATTCGAGGAGGCCGTAGGCGGTGGCTTTGGTGCATGGCGCCTGCGGACGGAATACGAGGACGAGGACGAAGAGGAAGGCCCTCAACGTATCCGCATCATACCGATCCCGGATGCCGACACGTCCGTTTTCTTCGACCTCGATGCCAAGCGCCAGAACAAGGCCGACGCCAAGCACTGCTTTGTGCTGCATTCGATGACGCAGGAAGGGTACGAGGCCGAGTATGGCGATTCGCCGTCAACCTGGCCTGCCACCGTCACTGAGCGCGAGTTTGATTGGGCAACGCCGAATCTGGTCTATGTCGCCGAGTATTACGTTGTCGAGAAGGTCAAGACCAAGGTTGAAATCTGGCAGAGCATCGACGGTAGCGAGGAGCGCTATACCGAGGACGACTTTGAGCGCGACGAGGAATTGAGAGACCGCCTGACCGCTATCGGCAGTCGCCAGGCCGGCGAGAAGATCACAAAGACGCGCAAGGTGCGCAAGTACATCCTGTCCGGTGGCAAGGTGCTGGAGGACTGCGGTTATATCGCCGGCAAGAACATCCCCGTTATCCCAGTCTACGGAAAGCGCTGGTTCGTCGATGGCGTTGAGCGCTACATGGGCCACGTCCGGCCGGCCAAGGATAGCCAGCGGCTCAAGAACATGCAGCTGTCCAAGCTGGCTGAGATTTCCGCCCTGTCCAGCCTCTCGAAACCTATATTCACCCCGGAGCAGATGGCAGGCCATCAGATGATGTGGTCTCAGGACAACATCAAGGACTACCCGTATCTGCTGATGAACCCGGTCACAGACGCCAATGGCCAGCCGGCAATCATCCCGCCGTCATATACCAAGGTTCCGGAGATTCCGCCTGCCATGGCCGCCCTGCTACAACTGACCGAGCAGGATATGGCCGAGCTGATGGGCAATCAGCAGCAAGCCGATAAGATGGTCTCCAATATCTCGGGCAAGGCTGTCGAGATGATCCAGGCCCGTATCGACATGCAGGCGTATATCTACATGTCGAACATGTCGAAGGCCGTCCGCCGATGTGGCGAGGTCTGGCTGTCGATGGCCAAGGATGTCTATGTTGAAGATGGCCGCAAGATGAAGGGTGTCGGCCGTACTGGTGAGATCAATTCCGTCGTTCTGAATAAGCCCGTTGGCGTCCCTGGCGGCGTTGAGTATGAAAATGACCTGACCGCGGCCAAGTTCGACGTGGCGGTTGATGTCGGCCCGTCGTCGAGCAGCCGGAAAGCTGCGGTGGTGCGCGCTCTGACCGGCCTAATGGCCATCACGACGGATCCCGAGACCGTCCAAGTTCTAGGCGCTGCGGCCCTGATGAACATGGAAGGCGAGGGCATGGACGACCTGCGCAAGTTCTACCGCAAGAAGCTGGTCACCATGGGCGTTGTCGAGCCGACCGAGGAAGAGAAGCAGAAACTAGCCGCGGCCGAAGCCAACAGAGAGCCCGACGCCAACGCGCTCTATCTCCAGGCTGCGGCAGAGGAGGCTCAGGCGTCAGCCGTTAAAGCTCGCGCTGATACCGTGTACACTCTCGCCAGGGCCGAAGAGACCAGGGCCAAGACGATCAAGACGATTGCCGAGACCGATGCAGCCGAGCAGGTTCAGGCATTGCAGGTGATCGACAGATTCGCGCCGGAACCGCCTCCGGTGCCTGATGTATCCGTGGTTGCCGTACCGCAACCATAGACAAGCGGCATCCGTCCGGCCGCATACTCGGACGAGCAAGGGGCATGGTAAATGAGCGAAGAGCAGGAACAGATGGAAGAACACATCGAACAGGTCGCTCCTGTTGACGTGGAGGTGCAGGAAGAGAAGGTTGAGGCGCCAGAGGCCGAGGAGCCGGAAGGCGTAATCGTCACCATCGGCGATGAGCTGGCCGAAGAACAGGAGCAGGCAGCCGCGCCTGAATGGGTGCGCGACCTGCGCAAGCAGAACCGGGAGGATAAGCGGCGTATCCGAGAGCTTGAGGAGCAGGTCAAGCGCCAGGCAGCGCCGGCAAGCACCGACGTGCCGAAGCTCGGCCCCAAGCCGACGTTTGACAACCCCACCGGCAATCCTGGCGACGCCTACGACGCCGAGAAGTTCGCGGCTGCTATGGAGGCATGGCACGAGCAGCGAATCAAGGTGGCAGAGCACGAGGCCAAGCAGCGCGCCGAGGTCGAGAACCAACAGAAGGCGTGGCAGGCGCGGCTGTCTGGCTACGAAACGGCCAAGGCCAACTTGAAAGCGCCTGATTACGAAGATGCCGAGGGCGCCGTAATGGAAGCGCTCAGCACGACGCAGCAAGGCGTCATCCTGCAAGGTTCTGACAATCCGGCCCTGGTCGTCTATGCTCTGGGCAAGAACCCGACGAAGGCCAAAGATCTGGCGGCCATCAAAGACCCGATCGCGTTTGCCTTCGCCGTCGCGAAGCTGGAGACCCAATTGAAAGTAGGAAGCCGTAAGGCCCCGCCGCAACCAGAAAAGACCGTTGTGGCCTCGACTGGTGGCGCAGTCAGTCAAGATGCGCAGCTTGAGCGCCTGCAAGCCGAGGCAGACCGCACCGGCGACCGCACAAAGGTGGCCCGATACTTGCGAGAGAAGGCAGCCCGGTAGTATATTCACGCAATAAGGGTCACCGTCTCCCTCAAGTGACGAGCTATGATCGGCACCGCCTCCGTAATGGTGAGAACAAAGAACCGTTCAAAAACCGAATTTAACAGGAGCCGATCATGGCGACCGCTTTTTCCAAACAGGATACCGTATTCTTCGATGAGTTGCTGGCAAGCTTCGATGACCGCCTGACCATCGCCCGTAATGTTGGCGTGTTCAACGCCGATCCCGTTGTGCTGGAACGCTCGCAGGGCACTCAGATTTGGCGTCCGAAGCCGTATATTGCCACCTCGACCGATGGCGCGGCCGGCACCGATATCTCTTCGTCCTTCGCCGACGTGACCCAGCTGTCCGTCCCGATCAGCATTGGTTACAACAAGACCAGTCCGTGGACGATGACCACTGACGATCTCAACGACCCGCTCCAGTTGAAGCGCAAGCAAGAAGCTGCCTTCCAGAAGTTGTCGTCTGACATCAACGTCGCCATCGCCAACGTGATCGGTCAGCAGGCTACGCTGGTCGTCAAGCGCACCGCTGCGCCGACTGGCTATGATGACATCGCCGAAGCTGATGCCGTGATGAAGGAGCAGGGCGTTGTTGATGGCCTGCGCCGCAACTTCTGCCTGCACACTCGCCACTACAACGCCATGGCAGGCGCCCTCGCCAAGCCGCAGACTTCGGCCAACCCCAAAGTCAATCGTGCCTACGAGGAAAACTATGTCGGCCGCGTGTCCGGCTTCGAGACCTACGAAACCGAATACACCTACCGCCTGACCGCCGCTGCCGGTGTGACAGTGACCGTGAACGGTGCTAATCAGCGCCATGTCCCGGCCGCCACTACTACCGCCTCGACTGGCGAGACCGCCAACAAGGACAACCGTTACCAGAATCTGACCATCGCGGTCACTTCCGGCACGGTTAAGGTGGGCGATCGTCTGACCATCGCGGGTGTGAACTCCGTCAATCACATCACCAAGGCCGACACTGGCCAGCTCAAGACCTTCACCATCACCGCCATTGTATCTGGTGCTGGTGGCAGCGGTGTCGTGACCATCAGCCCGCCGATCATCGCGGCTGACAGTTCGCCGACCCAGGCCGAGAGCGAATACAAGAACGTGACCGCGACCCCGGCCAACGGCGCCGCTATTACGTTCCTGAATACCGTGTCGTCCAATGTCTCGATGTTCTGGGATAGCCGCGCTATCGAACTGCTGCCGGGTCGCAACGGCTTCGATTCCTCGGTTGGAGAAGCGATGATGCAGGGCACCACCGACGTTGGCGTGCAGCTGGCCATGTTCAAGTTCTTCGACATCAACACAAAGAAGTTCAAGTATCGTGTCGATACCCGCTTCGGTGTTGGTCTCGTGAACGAGGAAATGGCCGGCATCATGCTGTTTAGCCAGACCTGATAGCAGCACCGATGTAAATGGCTGACCCAGCCACTAAATGGGTTTGCCTGGCTAGGATCGCTTCCGAAGAGCGGCGCCCCACCGCCTGCCAGGCAATTTTTGGGGCAACTCGCCAAGGGGGCGTGGCATCGCTGGAGATCATGAATGATCACGCTGCCATTGCCTCGTATCTCGCGAGCAGACGGCCCCAATTCTGACGGGTTTCTGCTTGGCACCAACCCGCTCTCGCTTCTCCAAAACGCAATCACCGACATCGACATTTCCTACACCATCACGGTGATTCGGAAAAATATGGTCGGCAGCCAGGAAGTCTATGAGGACGTTTCCACCCTGGCCATGTCTGGTACGTCCAACGCCTTCGAGCCCTTCGGCCCGCTTGCCAACTTGGTAGCAGGTGATGAACTCTGGGTAGCCGATAGCGACATCGGCGGCTTGATCCTCGATGTGACGACCGCTGGTGTCTACACTGGCGGCACGCTGGAAGTGCTGCATTCCACCGATGGCAGCACGCTCACGGCCTGCCCGAGCCTGGTGGATCCGTCCAATGCCCTGCGGAACACCGGCCGGCATAATGTCACCTTCGGCGGTAGCGCCGATCGCAAGTCCATCGCGCCACGGTTCGGCATGACTGCGCGGAAATACGTCGTCCTGCGCCTGTCTGGCGTGTCTGGCGCGACTGTGGCACCGGCTCTGGCCCGTATTTGGGGCATTGATGCCGCTGTTGGCAACTTCCTCGATCTGACGGCCATGCATTCGTCGGCCGTGAGTGATGCCACGTTCGATGAAGTGCCAGGCTTCGATACCTCGGCCGTGATCTTCACGGTTGGCGCCTCGGTCTACTACGGGTTCCCCAAGAAGCCCATTGGTGTTGACGACTACTACCACGTTTTCGGTACGGCCGGCGCCCGCACAGTGGCCAATGAGTACCTGAGCGACACCCTGACATGGACGACGCTGCCCAACGTCAGTGGCGCGGCTCCTATCGCTGATCCTGGCGGCTCTGGTGCGCAGATCATCCGCGTCCGATTTACTGTTCCTGCTGACTGGACAAAGCAGACATTCAATGGCCTGTCGCTGTACTGGTTCCGGTCTCGAACTGCCACGGTGATCATTTCCGGCCCGGTGACGCCGCCCTTGTTCCGTCGCCGCGTCATCGCCCTGGAGGACAGCAACGGCCTCGCGCTCAATGGTGCCAAGACGATCTCCAAGATTGACTATCGCATTGGCGTGCCGCATACGGCAGACATCCGGATTGGTATCGCTGGCGCGGTCAGCGGGAATGCCTCTGAGTTCGTCATCCCGGCCAACAGCACGCATTCGGCCAACGGCATTACGCTGAGCCCCCCGCTGGTGTTGGCGGCAAATGATCAACTTGTCGTCTGGCAGATCAGTGCATCGGGCACCCTGCAAGATGTCGATCTCTTCTTCGATTAAGGAGCGGAACCATGTCTCAGACCGGCTACCCCATTATTTACCGCATGACGCAGGCGGAGCTTGACGCTGGCAACGGTACCGCCTTGTCTGGCGGCTTCATCGAGATCATCGACGCCACCACGCTCCAGCCGACCGGCAACATCTACAGCACCGGCCCTGCCGCGACTGCTCCCGTCCAAATCGCTAACCCGTCTGGGCTTGGTGGTGCAGGCGGCGGCACCAGCGCGCTCAGTAAGGTGCAGATCACCACGGCCAGCGTTGCCCTGACCCCGGCATCCAGCGGCGCTACCCGCGTGTTTCACATCGAGACTGGCGGCAGTATGGCGGCGCTCAGTACCGCCTCCTGGCCCATCCCAGCGGCTGGCACTGCGCAGCTGTTCTACATCCAGAACCATAGCGGCACGGCGCAGACATTCAGCGTCACCACCGGCGCTGGTGAGTTCTCCGGCCTGGTGGACTTCGACAGCAACCCGACCGAGGACAACAGTTTCAGCATCCCGGATAACCGGGAAGCCATTGTGATGGTCGATGCTGATGGCTTCGTCCAGATCAGCAGCACCGGCACCAGCTACAGCAAGGCCGAGTCTGATGCCGCCCTGGCGCTCAAGGCCCCGCTTGCTTCGCCTACGTTCACTGGTACGGTTACGATGCCGGCCAATAGCGTAGATAACACCGAGCTGGCCGACATGGCGGCGAACTCACTCAAGGCGAACGCAACCGCTTCTACGGCAGACCCGACCGATCTGGCATTTGCGATCAACACATTCCCCGCACGCGGCAGTACCGGCAATATTGGGGCCAAGTCCATTACCGATTTCGCGCTGAGCATCCTAGACGACGCCGATGCGCAGGCAGTGCGTGCGACCATCCAGGCAGCCAATAGCGCCGTCATCAAGGACGCCTGCCGCGCAGCGACTACTGCGAATATCAACCTCAATAGCGACCTGAACAATGGCGATGTACTCGATGGCGTGACCCTAGTAACTGGCGACCGCATCTTGGTCAAGAACCAGAGCACGGCGAGCGCAAACGGGATTTACATTGTATCGGCCACCGGCCCATCGCCCCGCGCTTCGGATTTCGATGGTACGCCGGCTGGCGAAGTGACCGGCGGCATGATCGTGCCGGTCAGCGAAGGCACGGCGAACCTCGATACACTGTGGATGCTGACGACTAACGGCACCATCACGATCGGCACGACCGCGCTTGCTTTCGCCAACGTCAGCGGCGGCATCCTGCCGGCGAACAGCGTGGACAATGCCGAACTCGCGGATATGGCCGCGAATACTGTCAAGGTAAACGCGACCGCTTCGACCGGCGACCCGTCTGACCTGGCGCTGGCGGCCAATCAGTTCCTGGCCCGGTCGAGCACCGGCAACATCGCCGCCAAATCCGTCACTGACTTCGCATTGACCGTCCTGGATGACGCCGATGCCGCTACGGCCAGGGCAACGCTCGGCGCGGCCAGTGCAACCAGCCTCACCGATGGCTCTGTCGATGCCGTGTTCAACACGATCAATTGGGACCTGGCAGAACTGTTCACCAACGGCAACTTGGATACTCTGACTCAATCGGGGTTCTACGATGGCCAAAACATGACCGGTGCGCCTGCTACTGGCTGGTTCTACATACTGCATCAGCGGCACAGCAACGCATCTTCTAGTGACTGGCGCAGTCAAACCGCGTGGGCATTAGGCTCTGGTACGGGGAGTGTGGCTGGCGAAATGTTTGTTCGAACTTACGCCAATGCGGTGTGGACATCGTGGGAAAAGATTACTGGCAAGTTGTCGAGTGCTGCTGGTTCAGTGGCCACCGCCAATCTTGCTGACGACGCCGTGACCAATGCCAAGCTGGCGGACATGGCGGCGAACACGGTTAAGGTCAACGCGACCACGGGCGCGGCCAATCCAACGGACGTGGCACTGTCGGCGAACCAGGTGCTCGGTCGCAACAGCACCGGCAACCTGACCGGCCTGGCCGTCACCGACGCGGCGCTGACCGTGCTGGACGATACGACCGTTGCGGCGATGCGCACCACGCTCGGCGCCGTGAATATCGCTGGCGATACGCTGACTGGCGCGCTCGGCATCGGCATCGCGCCGCTTGCTGGCCGTCTGCATACGAGGACCGGCAGCACAGGCACGGCGCTCACTTCGACTCAAGCGTCTGAGTATGAGGTGCTGATCGAGAATCTGGACAATACCAACAAGCCGCTGCTGGCGATCGCATGGAACAACAACGTTGGCGGCACGTCCACCAACCAGCACGCTATCTCGTTCTTCTCCAACTCGTTCGGCGGTGGCGCTGGACACACGGCCTCTATCGGCTGGGAGAACACCCAGGGCACCGTCAGTAACCAGACCAACGGCGCGTTGACCTTCTCGACCGCAGCTGATGTGCTGACGCCGACCGAGAAAATGCGCCTGACCAGTAATGGATCACTCGGCATCGGTGTTACTCCCAGCGCGTCGGCAAAGCTGCAAGTGGACAGCACGACGCAGGGTATCTTGCCGCCGCGCATGACCGCCGCGCAGAAGCAGGCCATTGCCAGTCCGGCCAACGGCTTGGTAGTCCACGACACTACACTGAACTCGCAAGCCACCTACAACGGCACGTTCTGGCACTACACCGGCCAGGCGCAGGCCGCCAAGACCGCCAATGAAACGCTGAGCATTCACGACAGCGGGGCGCTATTCCACAACAGCGGCGCTACTGGTCTGGTCAATCTGATCCTGCCGACAGTGACCAATAGCGTTGAATATGCCTTCCTGGTGCATGCGGCGCAGGAATTGCGAGTGACCGGCAGCATCAACAACGCCGGGACGACCGTAACCAACCTGCGTAGCAGTGCGGTAGGCTCGACCCTGCGCATTCGCGCCGTGGCCGGAACTTGGTATGCCATGCCGCAGACCGGCACCTGGTCTGACGTTTAAGGAGACGCACAATGACTAAATTCACCAGCGGTATCGCCGACTACCGGGCCACGCCGACACTCAACGCGACCATCCAGACGGCAGCTTTCACGGCCGCATGGGGCAGCGCCTATCACGTCAATGCCACCAGCGGCAGCCTCACCATCGACATCCCGACCGCCGTAGGCAATGCCGACAACCGCATTGAGATCACCCGATCTGATGCCTCGGCAAATACGGTGACTCTGCGCACTGCTAACGGCCAGGTGTTCTCCAACTTGGTAGCCGGCAACAATTCCAACACTTGCACTGTTGCCGGCCGTAGTACCGTCACTCTGGAAAGCAACGGCACCAACCCGATCGCTCGTGACGCCAACGGCATCGCCGCAGCATCGCGTCTGTGGCTGCCTTCCGACCTGACTGGTGGTACACCGCTGTTCTGGTGGAATTTCCGCAACGCCGCCTCGCTGACGCTTAACGGCTCGACCGTGCAGACCATTGCCAATCTTGGCACGGCCGGCACCGGCTACAACCTGACGCAAGCGACG